CGAGAACATCTGCTGCTGCATGTACGGCGTATGGCCCCCGGTGACGGGGCCGAGGCCGAAGTACTTCCGGCGCGCTTCGTCGGGCGACATGCCGCCCGAGCCGATCGAGTCGGCCGCGGCCTTCGTCTTCGTCGCCGTGTCCATCCAGATCAGATCATCGATGTCGAACTCGGTCCCGTACTGCGTGCCGTTGACCGGCTCGAGGATCCCGACGCCTTCGTCGTAGACCTTCTCGAAATTCGTCAGCAGCGATTGAATGCACTGCGAGTAGTACTGCTGCAAGAGCGGTTCGACGTTGGCGTACGGCGGCGGCGGCCCGACGCCAATCATGTAGGGCGGCACGTGATAGCACGAGCACACCGTCTCCGCCGTCCACTTCAGTTGTTCGATCAGTTGGGCGTCCTCGGCGTTCATCGACAACTGCGTGTATTTCAGGTCGGCCGTGACCGCCGCGACGCGCCCGGCATTCTCGGGGCCGTTGAAGGCTTCCCAGTCCGCCTTGACCTGCGCGAGCTGCTCGGCCGTCATCCCCGCCGGCGCTGTCAGGAGCGCACTCGGCCGGCTCCCTTTCGCGAAGAACGTCGTCGAGCTGTTCTGAATCGCCAGGCCCTGCGTCGCCGCCAGGCCGCAGGCGAAGATTGGCGACACGCCCAGCAGCGGATGGAAGAGACAGATCATCGTGTCGTGAATGATCTCGCGCGCCGGCACGATGAGGCTCTCGTGCTCGAGGCCGGCGAGGTCGCCGGAGAGATCATCCCGGCGCAGCTCATAGTAGATGCCGCCGTCTGGGGCGACCAGCGGCTTGACGCGGCACGGGTCGAGCACATAGAGCGCGACGACGACGCCGCGCTGGTCGCGCTGTTTCAGGACGTAGGTGTTGCCCCAGATCAACTTGGAGCTAATCCACTGCTCGACGAACTTGTTGATCGTCTGGTAGCGGTTCGGCTTGCGCAGCACGGGCGAGAACGCCGGCGAGCTCGCCTCGATCCAGACGCCGTCCGCGGTGCGCTCGACGAGCCGGAGACAGAGCTTCCCGATGTCCGAGGCGATCAGGGTCACGCACGAGAACACGGCCGAATAGGCGAGCACCAGATCGCGGCGGGCCTCGACGTTGACCTGCCAGGCGCCGGTATACGGTTCGCGGACGACGAGCGGATACCAGCCGCCGCGGCTGCCGTTGACCTCGCGTAGGCCCGGCGCGATCGCCTTGATGATCGTGTCGACCAAGCGGCGGACGCGTCCCATCTCTAGGCCGCCAGGCCCGCCGCCCATGCCGCTCCGTCCCAGTGCGCATGGCTCGTATCCCCGAGCACCACGGACTCGCCGGTGAGCCAGGCCGTCGCCGGCGTCGCGGTCACGCCGGCCAGCGCGGCGAAATCTGCCGGCACCGTCGATCCGGCGGGCGTGAACGTCCCCGGCGTGCCGGCGGTCGCGCCGGTCGCCGGATCATCCGGCGGCGGCGGCGTCCATCCCGCAATCGACACAAAGCCGATGCCGCGCAGCGTTTCCGCCAGTCGGCGATCGGTTACGGGGTACGTCTCGCCTTCGGCGTGGGCGTTGCCGTTTTCGGTGTGGAAGGTGCGGGCGACGACGTCGATCGAGTCTCCGGCCATGACTGCTCCCCCGCGCGTTGTGCAAAGCCGGCCCGCTCGAGCGTCTCGGCGTCGGCGTCCTCGACGGCGAGGGCGGCGCCGGGGCGGTAGTAGCCCCCGGCGTAATAGCCCTCGCGCGTCACGGTCATCGCGATCATGCGGTGTAGGTCGCGACGGTGTACTGGACGACGCCAGCGCGGCCCTTCTTCCAGTTGATGAACCGCTCGGCGCGGATGCCGACATAGTTCATCTGCCACAGCGACGTCAGGATCGTCGTCGCCAGCACGGGGTTATCCGGCGCCGAATCCATCTGGAGCGACGCTTCGCGGCTGACGTCGATCGTCACGCCGCCATCATCGGCGTAGAGGATCTGCTGGGGCTGCACCAGGGCGACCGTCGTGCCCGCGGCCTGCGACGTGATCGCCTTGTAGCCGAGGATCGTCCCGCCGTCCTGCGCCATCCCGGGGAACAGCGGCTGCCCGAGGGCATTCAGGCCGGACGAGAGCGCCAGGGCATTGGTCTCGGACAGAATCAACACCGCGCCGGCCGTCGAGATGTTCGCGACGGTCATCGCGTTAGCGAGCGCCTGCACGTCGGTCCGCGCATTCGCCGGCGTCGGGCCGGCGGTCGTCACCGGGGTGACGCCGTTCGTCACCGAGCCCGGCGAGACGCCGGCGACGGCGGCCTTGGTCGGGTCGATGAATTCGGTGTCGAGGAATTGCGCGATGCCGGCGACCATGTCGCGCCGGATCACGTCCTCGGCGTCCGGCGACGAGTTGCGCGCGAGCTCCTCGGTGATGACGATGATGCCGGCGCACTTGGTGATGCCGAGCGTCACGGTCGCGAACGCCAGCTTCCCCACCGGCTTCGGCGCGCCCTGGCCCACCCAGGCATAGGTCCCGCCGGCGGTCTGTGACGCGACCGAGACGTTGAAGGGGACCTTCATGAAGCCGGGAATCTTCCCGAGAATCGTCGCCGGCCGCAGGTACTCCATGAACTCGTTCGTCAGCGGTTTGATCGGCGCGAGCGGGCCCGCCCAGGTCGCGTCGGTCGTCGTGCCGGCGGCCACGGCGGCCTTGAGCACGAGTTCCACTTCGGGTGTCGAGTCGTGCCAGCGCTTGGCGTACTCGACCGCTTGCATGATCGAGCCCTTCGAAACCGCGAGCGCCTGGCAGTAGCGGATGAACCCGGTCCCCTTCGGCAGCGGACTGGTGATCTGCACACTGTGAGCGCCGGCGCGCTGCGCGCTGGCCTCGGCTGAGTCCTTGGCGGTGACGGGCGTCGCTTTGGTGATCGCGAGGCGTTCCAGGCCGCGCAGGTCGACGAGCTCGGCATCGACCGACTTGATCTCGGCGTTCAGATTGTCGAATTCCTCGCGCTCGGCCTCGGTCTTGGTCCGGTTCTCGTCGGTGGCCTTCTGCTGGATCGCCTCGAGGCGGGCGACCTTGGCGGCGCGGGTGTGCTCGTACTCGGTGATGCGTTCGGCAAGCGTTTTCTTGTCCATGCGGGGCGCGCCCTTGTCGGCACGCACGATCGGAAGGGGGTCCCTGTCGCGGGACGAATGACGGCCAGGCGCGGCCAGGTCGAGCGACTTGATCGACGAAATGGTCGCGCCGGCATTCGCCGGAATCGCGACGAGCGAGAGCTCGAGGACCTCGGTTTTCAGGAACCGAAACCCCATCGTCTCTTTGTTGAACGCTTCCTCGATCGAGCGGAAGCCGATCGAGACGCCGGCGAGCAGGCCTTCCTTGATCGAGACCCACGCCTCCTCGATGCGGTCGCGCACCGTGCCCGGCTCCTCCACCGTCGGCAGGGTCGCCTCGAATTCGAGGCCCGCGGCCGTCGGCGGCTTGAACGTCACCTGGCCGACCGGTTTCTGCGTGTTGTGGTACAGGAGCAGCGGCAGCGGGTTCTTGAAGGTGATGCCGAGCGGCTCGACGACGTCGCCCATGCGGTCGGGTTCTGGCGTCGACGCCGTGCCGGCGATCGTGCGCTTCTCGGTGTCGACAGCCTTGACGTGCAGAACGGCGTACGCGCGAGACAGGCTCACGCGTAAGAGGATGGGTCAGCTCGACGGTTTTGGGCGCCTAAAAATCCGCCGATCGCCGTAATCGCCCACGAATTCGTTGACCGCCTCGCGGATGATGCCGGCCATCCCGGTCTGGTTATCGCTCGCGACGCGTCGGAGTTCGAGGCGTTGTGCCGGCGTCACGCGCACCGAAATCCGTGTGGTCGCCGACACGTCAGCGATTGGCGGGCGCCCTCGCTTGCTCATGGCGGACCTTTCTTCGTCTTTTCAAGCGTACGGTGAACCGGAATTTGCGCCGGCCGATTTTTCCGACAATCGTCGCCGGCCGCAGGAGTCCAAGAAACTCCTGAGCAGGAGTTGTTCGTTTCCTCACCCGATCACGACCATCTGATAGGCCGGCGACTTCGAGGCGCCAGCGGCAATCGCATCCGTCCGCGCTTCCCAACTCAGGACCGCCGCCATCGCGAGGTCGATCTTATTCGACGAGTCTGGCCGTTCTTTCTGAATGAGCCAGAACGGCTTGTCCTGTTCGTCGGTCTGGCCTGGAATGTCGTGCCGACGGCTGTTGCCGAGATGCCGCGTGAGGCGGGCGTCGCCATCGTGCGAGATCACGCGGCTCGTCATGTCGGTCGTGAAATTCTCCAGCGCGGCGGTCATCTGGCGGCGGCGATTCGTCCACCACTCAATCACCGTCTCGACTTCCTTGCCGTCCTCGATACGCTTCAATTTCGGATCGCCCGCCCAGGTCGCCAGCCATGACTGCCAATACGGCGGGTCGGCGTACATCCGCCACACGGTGAACATCGCGAAAAGGAGACGGACGAGCGCATCGACCTCTTCGACCGGCACCTGCCACGGCTTCTCCTTCGGCAGCGAGGCAGGCCGTTCCCAGACGCCAGGCACCCACTGGAACCCGGTGGCGATATGCGTCGCAACGATCCCGGTGGAGTCGCGAAACATCGCGCCATCGAACCCGAGCGTGATGAGGTCACCCGCCTTCGCCGGATTGTCGACGCGCTTGAGGCTCTGCCAGAGGCCGACGTCGAAGGCCTGCGTGGAGCCCTTCACGAGGCGATTACACCAGACCCGTTCCCAGTACGCGCGGTCGACCCCGGGGTCACTCAGCAGCGACACGATCCCGTCGATGTCGCGCCAGCTCGCCGCTGGCCCTGACGCTTCGATGACCGCCGCGCGCGCGCCCTCGGTGGTCGTCAGGTCGTGTTGGTTCCCGGCCTGGCGATGGAAGAAGAAGAACGCGGTCTCGGTCACCGTCCCTTTCTCGACGGCTTCCGCGTACTCCATCGTCCCCTGGGCCACGGAGCCCGCCCCGGGTTCTGGCGCGGTGGTGATCTCCAGCATCCAGGGATCGGCGAGCTTCCGCTTCATGTTGTTCGCGAGCATCGTCTGGTGCGCATCCTTGAGCCGCTGCAACGTCAGCCGATGCGTCTCGTCCATCACGGAGAACGTCGTGCGCGCGCCGTCCCGCGCGTTCGGGCTGGTCGCGAGCGACTCCGCCTTGCCGTCGCCGCGCTTGCGCATGATGCGCTCGAGGCCGATGTCGAATTCGTCCTTGAGCGGGCCTTCCTCGAGGATGATGCGCAGCGCCCCGTACGCGAGATCCGCGGACTGCTGTTCGTTGTACGCCACCATCGGGATGTACGGATCCGTCACCGGCCCCCCGATCGGCTCGCCGCTCGGCGACCAGCCGACGCACCGTACCGGCGCATCGGGATGGAGCTCGCACGCCGCGACGAAGGCCGCGAGCTCGGTCTTTCCCAGGCCCTTGGGGAGCGACAGGCCGCAGCGCTTGAACCGGCGGCGCCCCTGTTGCGCGTGGCCACGCGGATAGACTTCGTACAGCCGGTAAATAAGTCCGATGCGTTCCTCGTCGAGCACGACGGGTTTGCCGCGCAGGTCGCCAGGGCCGAAGACGAGGTTCTGTTCGATGAAGTCGCACACCTGCGGCCCCAGCGTCGGGTAGAGTTCGACATCCTGAGGCACGGTCAGGATCATTTCACCGCCTGCAGGAACGTCCGCGGGTCCGTGGCCGGGCGCCGAGTGGCACGCTCAGCCGGCGGCGGCGGAGCCTCAACAGGCGCCGGCGTCGCCTCAGCCGCGCGCGCCACGAGCGCGAGCTGCTTCACGATGGCGATGAACCGAGACATCGCGCTCAGCTGCACCTGGGGCGTGGCGCGCGGGTCGTGCACCTTCCGGAGCGCCGCTTCGCCCATCGTGACGAGCTCCTCATCGGTGGCGTCCAACGCATAGTTCGCGCGCACAGCCGCCGACCATTCCGTCGCTGACCTCGGTCGGACCTCCGCGCCACCGGCCGCTCGACGATGGGTATCGGTCAACTTACCCGCGGCCATCCACCGATGGACCGTCGAGCGTGCCACCTCCAACCGCGTGGCGATCTCCGTCGGCGACAACCCGATGTCCGCCAGGCGCGTCGCTTCCTGGGCGACGTAGGCCCATTTACGCGTGCGTCTCACTGTCCGCCGCCCTGTTGCGAACTGGAAAAAGAGCCTGCTGAGCGGTTTCCGGAGGGTGCGCGCCGAACACCAACGGTCCCCCCCTCTGGTGCCTGGAGCATCTCGGCCTTCATCGCATCCGTCCACGGAGCGACTCGCGTTGTGTCTTGGCATCCGAGCACGCCTGACAGAGCGCCTGGGTATTCGTGGGGATGTCCAGGCCCCCTTCGGCGAGCGGCACGATGTGATCGCGAATGACCGCCGCCTGCACCAGACCGATCGCCTCGCACTGCACGCATAGGGGCTGGCGGGCGAACAGCTGGGTCCGCCACTGCTGCAATCGGCGCCCTCGGATACGGGGAGGCGGCGGGACCCTAGCCTTACGCCAAGCCTCCAGTGGGTGCATCGGACAGGGCTGGAGGTGGGGGCACCGGGGCTGCGGACAGGGGCGCGCGGGGGCGGTAGGCATCATCGCAGCGTGCGCGTCACGGTCAGTGTCCGCACTTCCCGCAATTCGTAGACGCCGACCGTCGAGCCCTCGTCGTGCCGCTCGAACGTGTCGTACGCGAAGTAGGTGTCCTGGCATTGGTTCCCGCGCACGGCGTAGAGCAGCTGCGGCAGTTCGTCGCGGCGCGAGTGCTTCTTGGTCGGTTTCGGTGGGCCGCTCATTACGACTCCTGGGCGATCGAGTGTTCGCCCGCGTCGGCATCGTCGTCGACGTCCTCGCCGCCCTCGATCGGCTTCTTGATGCGGACCTTGACGGTTTCCTCGTCGTGCACGATCTCGATGTGCACGCCGTCGCGGTCGTACGTGCTCTTGCCGTGCTTCTTCATCAGGGAGAGGAGTTTGGCCTTCAGGCCGCTTTCCTGCTCGGTGAGGCGCATCCGTTCGTCGCGCAGATCGGCGTAGTCCGCGGCCGCCTCCTCGAGCGGCTTGATGGCGCGATCCTCGATCAGGTCCTGCTGCCGCGGGCGGCCGCGCTTCTTCGGGGTGTCGGGCTTCGTCAGTTTGCGATCGATCTTGCTCGCACGTTTCGCCATCTCAACTCCGTTTCCGCCGACTCACGCGCTTGGTCGCTGCGGGTTCGTTCGTTCGTTCGTTCGTTCGTTCGTTCAGCCGCGAGGAAGAGCCGGAGGGCGAGGGTGGCGACCTCCATGTGAGAGAGCCCGAGCCGATCGGCGCAGCCGGCGAGCCTTCGAGCCAGCGCGGGCGAGAGGGCCATGGTCAGCGAGGTCATCAGGGCTCCGCGAGCATCGACGTCCGCGTCTCGACCGGCGCGAGCCGCGGCCGCGCTTTCGGCACGAGGCGCCACCCGTGGCAGTTGTGGTCCCCGCAGCTGCACGGCACGATCTCGTACGGGTAGACGTACACCGCGATCCGGTTGCGCTGCAGCCACGCCGTGAACTCGGCGCGCGTCAGTAGCGTGCGCGGGGCTGGCCTCAGTCCAGGCATGGCGCCTCCGCCGGCGGCGTCCCGAGCCCGCGCGTGAACAGCGACGGCTGCCCGCCGAAGACGCGTTGATTCCGGGCGAGCGCCGCCACGCCCGCCGTCGGCTCGACCCAGATCTCCGCGTGCGGCGCCGCGTCCGTCGCCGCGTACCGTTTCATCGCCACCAGGTCGACCACCTGGCTGTCGTCGCGAAACACGACCTGCGTGAGCGCGTCTTGCACGCCGCGGACGAACTTGTCGAGGTCGGGCGCCTTGGTGTGCGCCGTCACGCGCGCCGGCAACGACTTCGGCCGCGGCAGGTAGAACGCCACCGTGAGCCGCACGCCGTCGGCGAGGAGTGCGCGCTCGGTCGCCGGCCGCTCGAGGATCGCCGCCTGCGCCGCCGCCGCGACGAGCTGCTGCCAGGACTTCAGGCTGCGATTGGTGTCGGTGATAATCGGGCGCGTCCAGCCCTTCGGCACGAACGCGCGCTTGCTGCCCATCTGTTGCGGGACACCGATCACCGTGAAGTGGAGCGTCATCGCCGCCAGTCCTTCGCGTCCGGACACGTCGCGAAGTGCGAGAGCGTGACGCTCGTGTCAACCTCCTCGACCGTGCGATCGCCGGCGAGCAGGCTGCCCTGCGTGCGCACGACGACGATCGGCGGGTCGAACGGCATCCGCTTGCCGGAGACGAGCTCCGCCCATTCGACCGCGGCGCCGCACGATCGGCACGTGCCAGGCCCGCGCGTGTCCTGGTAGATCTTCAGGATCGCCATCGGCTCACAGCCGACCGCGCAAGACGGCTTGCTCGAGGGGCGTGAGATCCCAGTGCGCCACGATGGCGTAGAGTGACCCGGCCAGGTGCCGGAGCAGGAGCGGATCTTTCGGCGGCGCCGGCGCCCAGACGGCATCCCACAGGATGTCGTAATTCGCCAGCGCGCCACGCGGATGCAGATGCGGCGGTACGATCGGCACCAGCGCCGTCGCCTCGTTGCGCCAGCCGGTCTTCTCCAGATGTCCGCTCGGGTTGTAGCGCACCGTGCCGCTGTTCTCCGACCAGCGCGTGTTGAACGACGCGAACGTCCCTGTCGGCAGCTTGACGCGCCGCGTGCGATGGTTAAACCGCCGCGCCTCGTCGACGAACACGGCACTCCCGTCGCGGGCCATCTCCACGTAGCACTTGCGCGCATCCGCCCGGCAAATCGCCAGCTTCGGGTAGAGCGTGTCGTCCTGCACACCTGCCGCCTGCATCGTCTGGCCCAGGTCGAGCACTTGCTGACCGGCCGCGATCGCCTTGTAGCCGCGCCAGAGCCCTTCGTATTCCTTCTTCTCCTCGGGCTTCACCGCCGACAGCACCGCGCGCTTGTACTCAAGGTATGCCTTGCGCGCGTCGTGCCGCGAAATCTGCGGCGCCCCGATCCGTTCGATGTCAGCGACCGTCATTTCAGCCCTCCTCGCCGGGTTCGCGCTCGCCCGGCACCAGTACCAAGAGCGCCCGAGCCATCGGTGAATGGCGAGGCACGCTCGCGAAGAACGCCGCCCGGGCGGTATACCAGCGCGCGAGCTCGTCGCCGTGTGCCCAGTGCCCGGTGTGCACGATCCGCCGCCGCACGTTGTCGTACGCGAGCTCCGCGCGGTCCTGGTCGGTGAAGTCCGGCACGAACCGCAACGGCCGCGCGGTGACGCCGGCCAGCTGACAGCCGAGGCAGCTGCATGGCTCGTCCTCGTAGTGCTGCCGCTCGGCGCGGTGGTAGTCCGCGAGCTCGTCGGCGGGCATCACGCGACAATCCGTCGTCAGCTCGCGCGCGCCGGCCGGCAGCGCCTGGAACCACTCGGCCGCCTTCGGAAACGTGCGCGACTGCTCGAGCACGGTCTTGCCGGCTGCCAGGACGTCCTCGAGCGGCGCCGCGCCGAGGATCTTGAAATACGTGGTCGTCAACTCCTCGAGCTCGGTCGGCTTCAAGCGCAGACGAAACGCCCGCGTCATGTTGGTGAACGCCTGGTCGAACGTCCGCCGGTCGGTCGCCTCCATCACGCCCACACTCGTTGCGCGACGACGGGCGCGGAGTGGCGCGTAGCGCCTAACGCAGCGACCCGTCTTCGTTGGTACTGACTCCCACCGCCGCGCGGGTCGGCGTGGCGCTGCGCGCCCGCTCCTCCGCGCCCTGGGCGCCCAGATCTCTCGAAGAGAGATCGGTACGGGTACGGGTACGGGTACGGGATCGCGCGCGCGCGCGCGCGTGGCCTGTAACCGGCCCATAACGCCGTGACAGCATGAACGGTGCCGCAGGGTGATCGGCTCATGACTCCCCTGTTTTCGGCCTTCGCCCGTTGCCAGTAACGCCGTGACCATGGCGTTCCCGGTGGCGCTGCTGACGCAGGCGAGCGGCTCGCCGGTGCGCCTTCACCTTCGTGGGTGACGGGTTGTATTCGTTGAAGTCGTGGATCTGGAAACCGCCGCGCGCACGGTCCAGCAACCCCGCGCGCGCGAGCGCGTCAGCGACGGCGCGAGGGTTGCGGACGTGGGCGAAGCCCCCGATCGTAGACTCAGGAACGAAGCCGTTGGTGAGATGTCGGTTCGACCACATGAGCAGCACCGTGTAGAAGCCGAGCGCCAACGCCGGGCCGTTGCTGCCGCCCACGGTCTTGCCGGCCGTGAAGATCTTCGGATGATCGAGGAGAGCGTCATCGAGCTTCGACCACATCGCCGGTTACCGGTCCTGCTGCGTATGCTGAATCAGCCATTCGTCGGACACCCGCTCGGGCAGCCGGACCGTCTTCGGCCAGACGAGCCACAGGATGCAGCCGCACCACACGGCGGCGCCGACGACCAGGAGGACCGCCGTCATGCGCCGGCCGCCTTCACGGACCGCGGCCGCGGCGCCTTCGTCCCGGCGTCCTGCGGGTCCTCGAACGTCTGGTCCCGATCGGTGCGCGCCTTGATCAGGCGCTCCCGCGCGAGCTCCAGCACCTTGATCTCGTCGGTGATCTTGTCGATCGCCTGGTCGAGCTGACTGCGGCGTGCACCCATACGCGTCCCGACCTTTCAGAGCTTGACGATGTCGAGGGTGAAGCGGCCCTTCGGGTTGGTGACCGTGTATTGCTTCTTCAGGTCCGCCGGCAGGCCTTCGAGGGTCGACTGCTTGCCCCACTTCCCGCGGATATGGAAGGCGCCGATGACGGCGTGCTCGACACCGCGCAGCCGGTCCTTGACGAGGCGGTCGTAGTGGTTGAATTCCTCCGCCGCGGTCTTGTACTGCTCGCGCCGGGAGAGCGAGGCCTCGAGCTCGGGGTCGGAGAGGAGCAGCGGCGCGCCCGTCGACCCGAGCGGCGGGTTGCAGGTCGAGCCGTAGAACGGACACCGCCGGCACTCGGCCGCGTCGTCGTAGTACTCCGGCAGGGTGCCGGCGTCGACGTGGTCGAGGACGCGCTCGGCCCGCGCGAGGAACTCCTCCATCCGATCGAGGTTCGGTTCGAGCTCCACGGGCAAGAGCCGCGGCAAGCCCGAGCGGTCCAGCAGCATGAACCCGTACGGCTGGCCGGCGCCGTAGAGATACGCGAGCAGCTGATACCCGCCGCTCTGTGTCCACGGATTCGAGAACAGGTCGGCGAAGGTCTCGATCCGATCGGTCAACTGCGGCGACCAGGCCTTGACCTCGAGCGGGGCGCGCTGGCCGTCGATCTCGATCCGGGCGTCGACCTTGCCGACGATCGCCGTGCGGCTCTGATGGTCCTTCAGCGTGAACCGCTCCTGCTGGCCGAGGATGCGGAAGGCCGGCTCGGCGTCGCGGCCGATGCGGGTTAGGTCGGCGAGCAGGTCGCGCTCGCGATCGTCGCCGCGCCGGAACTTCGCCAGGACCTCAGGCGGGAACGCCGGCTGCTCGTCGGCGTGCGTGAGCTCGAGGGCCATGCGCCGCTCGCACGTCCGCCAGGCGCTCGCGTAGACGTACTCGTGATTCGTGAATGGCCGCGAGGAGCGCGCGAAGTACTGCGCCCACTCGCTGCCGATGCGCTCGGCGATCGCCGTCGGGGTCAGGGCGTCGGCTTCCATCAGCCCTCCTGCCCCGGCTCACGCCCGCTGCCGAACACCTCGCCGGCGGTGATCGGCCCGGTCGCCTTGCCGTTCGGCACGGAGTCCTTGCCCGTCGGCACGAGTTCCCTGCCCCACGCGGCCGCGTCGACGATCCATTTCTTGTCAGCGTGCTTGCTGTAATTCGGGCACCCGTAGAACGCGTCGCGGGTGCCCTTCGCCGGCCGGTAGGCGCCCTTCGTCCCGCAGTGCGGACAGACCGGCGGGTCGACGTCTGGCGCTTTCTCGTTGCGCGCCCCGAGCCGCTCGTTGTGCGTGCCGAACCCGCGGCCGCGGCGGCAGTCCTCGATCCGTTTCGGCGTGCCCTCCCACGCGGCCTTGATGTCGTCGAGCGGCACCGACTTCATGCCGGCGAGCTCGCGCGTGATGTTGCCGTCGAGGTTCGCGCGCGCGGCCTTCCGCACGGCGAGCTCGAGGTCGAGGCCTTTCTTGTCGCGGCAGAAGTCATCGGTCGAGGAGCGGCCGCCCTCGACTTCCTCGAGCACCTGGTTCGTCAGCTTGCAGCGGCCGGAGCCGCGGACCAGGTAGTGGAAGATCGTCGGGTCCATCGCCGTGACCTTCAGCGGTTCGCTGACCCCGAAGACCTCGATCCCCCACAGGTCGCGGACGCGATCGGCGCCGCAGTCCTGCAGGTACCCGACGACCTGGCCGCCCTGCTCGTCGGGCGCTTTGAACAGCAACCAGTCCGGCGGCGAGGTCGCGCGGATCGCGGCCTTCCGCAGTGTCGTCAGGATCTGCACGCGCGCCTCGATGATCTCGAGCGCCTCGCCCTTGCGTGCCGCGAGCTCGCCGAGGGTGACCGGGACGTCGGGCCGCCGGAGCGCGAGCTCCGTCCGCGACGGTTCCTCGGCGTCGATCGGATCGTGGTCGATGACGGTCGCCATACATGCTCCTTGTGACAGGTCAGGTCCGTGGCCGGCGCAGCGTCGGAATGTCGAGGGCGACGTCCGTCCCGTAGAGCGCATTCGCGAGGACGTGAAACAGCGCCACGCGGGCGTCATCCGGGTCGACGAGCATGCCGTTCGCCCGCAGCTCACCGATGACGGCGTTCGTGACGTCGAGAACGTGCCGGCCACGCACGCGCGCCGTCGCGTGGTCCGCGGCGGTCTCCTCGGCGATCCGCGCCTCGACCGGGTCCGTCGTCATGGTTGCCTCAAGTCAGGCGCGACGACGGCCTTCCGGAGCCGGAGCCGCTCCGCGTCCATCTCCGCATCGAGCGCGGCGACGCGCCGGCGGGCCCGGCGGACCTTCCAGACCCCGTAGCCGTCGACGACGGTCCGCAGCAGTACTGCGCACAGCATCCCGGCCGCGCCGGCGATGACCACCACCGCCGCCAGTAGCACGACGACCGTCGCGATCTGCCAGAACCAGGAGCCGGCCGAGAGGTCGAGAAAGGCGTGCATCACGGGGCCGCCTCCGCCAGCGCCGCGCGGAGCCGCGCGATCGCCGCCAGGAGCTCGGTCGCGCCGCCCTCCGCGGCACAGACCGCCTGCGCCGCCGCCACGAGCCCGAGGTGCGCGCGGAGCTGCTGGTAGATGAAGCCATCGATCGCGCGCCCGAGCTGGTCGATCCCGACTGCGAGGTCGAGCGCCGCCCGCTCGTACGCGCCGAACGGCTCGACGGCATCGACTTCCGCCGTCGGGGCCACGGCGGTTCCCAGCAGCCCACCCGTCGAGGCGCGTCCGGCGCGATCTGGGAGGCTCATACTGGCTCCCCGTGCGTGCGCTGCTCGCTGGCTTTCGGGGTCGTGGTCTCGCCGAGGAGAAATTCCACGTCGACGACGGCGCCGTCGGCGAGCTCGTCGAAGGTCTCCTGGATCGCCAGGTGCGCGGTGTGCATCGTGCGCTCCCCCCAGGCCCACGGGTCGTAGCGGCACTCCTGCGTCGCGAGCTTGACGAGGTAGACCATCGGCGACTGAAAGCCGGCGCGGCGCATCAGGTAGCCGTCCTCGCCGGAGACCTGGATCGCCAGGGCGGGCACCAGCGTGTGCCGGTCGCGGATCTCGATCGTCTTCGTGATCAATGACGACTCCCCTTCGATCAGGCGCGGCGACGCGGCACGGCGACCAGGTCCATGGCCGACGACCCTGTCTGGTGCATCCAGGCATCAATGTCGCGGCGGTCGAAGAGGTAGTGGCGGCCCTTCCGGCAGTACGGGAGGCCGTGTTCACGGACCAGCCGGTAGAGCGCATTGGCCGAGCCGAGCCGTAGATACGCTTGCGCCTCGGCGGCGGTGAGGTACGGACTCGTAGTGGTGGCGCGATCCATCACATCGTCCCCTCTGCGTCATCGGCGGTCGCCTGGAGATCATCCTGAGGAGCCAAGACAAAGAGATCGGTTTCTGGCAGTCCCAAGTAACGGGCGATTCGTTCGCGTTCGTCGGCAGAGGGGGGGGTGCCGCGCCGGCCGACGATCTCACTGAGGCGCGTTTCGCCGATTCGTGTTTCAACGGCCACGCGGCGCTGAGTCCGCTGGCTTTGCACAATCGCGATTTTGAGCCGTAAATCGACCGACCGCCGCGGCTTTCTCTTCATAATTGTCGAAGCATAGTTAGTTTTGACGATACCGTCAACACTATTGTTATTTACCGACGAGACGTATACGGTAGTGGAGCCTATGAGTCAGTTGGTGAGTGTCTCGTCCGCCTCCTATGCTCCGAGGATGGCTAAACGGGCGGCGCGAAAGGGGGATGGCCCTTGGGGCGACGCCATCCAGTATTGGTTCAAGGAAAAAAAATCTGCGGCAGTCCCACGTCGTCGAAGGCACAGGGATGTCGCCCAATAAGGCGAGTCGTGCGGCGAATGGCTTGGACGTGCGGATGGAGACCTTGCGTCAATTCGCCGAATTTTTCGGCGTGCCGCTCGAATCCGTGCTCGTGTCCCCCGAACGCCGACTCACCCAGGCTGAGGAAAAGCGGGTCATCGACAAGATCCAATCCGAAGTCAAACGCACGATGGCGCTCAATCGCCCCCGGGCGATTCCCCGATCCGTTGATCCTTGGTTGTTGGCCGTCGCCAGGCGCCTCGGTAAGCTACCGCCGAAGCTGCAGAAGTCCACGATCAAGGTGATCACCGAGTACGAAAAGATCACCAAACAGCAACGGCACAAGAAGGATGGCGGTAGTAAGCCTTCGGCCTCACCGAGTGGGAGGTGAGAAATGCGACGGGCGGCTGATGCAGCGATTCTTCCGTTTCTTGTGATCGGCAAACTGCCACAGGCCAAAGCACGGCTGCGTCCAAAGATCGAAGCCGGCGTGCAACGAATTATCACGCTCGCGCCAGTCCTGGGCCGAGTCAATCCCGACGCTGTGGCGACGGTTGAGGAAGTGATACGGAACTTGATTGGGACGCCGCCGGGCGGCGGCTTGGAACGCCGCCGGGAACGGGTCTCCTGAATGGGCGTCTTCCGTCGTCCCGATTCGCCGTACTGGTGGCTGTGGCTCGAGACGACCAAGCAACGCGAGAAAACCGACATTGCCGTCGGTGAGACGACCACGCAGCGACGGGATAGCCGCCGCCTGGCCACCGACCGGTACCATCAGCGGATGAACCAACTGGCGGCGCGGCTCTACCAACTCCCCAGCGCGCAGCCGGCGATCCGGTTCGCCAAGTACGCCGCGCCGTACAAGACCGACACCATTGCGCATCGCAAAGGCGCGCGGCGCGAAGGCGAGCTCCTGCAGCAACTCCTCCGCTTCTTCGGCCCCGACTTACTCACGGTGATCGATCAGGATCGCGTGCGCGCGTATCACACCTTTCGGAAGGCGGACAAACCGCCGGCCGCGGCCGTCACGATCAACCGCGAAGTCGATCTGTTAAAGGGCATGCTGCGCGATGCCGTGCCGAAGTATCTGGCGACGTCGCCGATCCGCGGGATGGCCCGCCTCGCCACGGTCCCGCCGCGGCGCCGGTACACGTCGGAGAAGGAGTTCGCGCAACTCCTGGCCGTCTGTGAGGATGCCGAGGACACGGCCATCCTGGTGCTCGGCCGGGATAGCCTGGTCCGGCTCGGCGACCTGCTCGACCTGCAACACAGCGACCGGACCGGGGCCCTGCTCTACATCCGCGATCCGAAAGGCGGGACCCCCTACGAGACGGCCCTGTCCCCGCGCGCCCAGGCCGCGGTGACGGCGATCGACGCCTCGACCAGCCGGTACCTGTTCCCGAAGTTTCGACGCGCCCTGAACGAACGGGACTGGCCGGGCAGCGTGCGCCAGCGGCTCGAGTATCTCTGCGGGCAAGCCGACCTGGACTACGGCCGCACGGCCAACGGCATTACCTTCCATTGGGGCACTCGCCGAAGTGGCGCGACCGACTTGTTGATGACGCGCGGGAAGAAACTGCCGGCGGTCCAACGGCTCGGCAACTGGAAGAAGCCCGACGTCCTACTCGAGATCTACACCGAGGTGACGACGGCGGATCTGCTCGAGGCGGTCGACGCTGTGCCAGTAAAGAAACGGAAACGCGCCTGATGACGGCCCCTCACGAGTTCGTGATCTGGTCGATGGAGCACGAGGCCTGGTGGGCGCCCGGCAGTCTCGGCTACGCGCCGACCCTCGACGGTGCCGGCATCTATTCGCGCGAGGACGCGGCGTTCATCGTCCGCCGCGCAAATATCGTGAAGTGCCACGAGGCGATGATTCCGGTCGAGGCGCTGATTGGATTGACGATGGGTGCGGCCGATGCTACGACGCTCGCGGCGGCGCTGCGGCGGCTCCTGCGTGAGGTACCGGACTGCGACTGCCGCACGCCGAAGTGCGGCCACCCGGCGTCCGCGCACGTCGGGCTGGACGGCGCGTGCATCGTAGCCGGTTGCCCCTGCGGCCCCGGCGGCTGGTCGTGACGCCCCGCACTCCCGCCCCACTCCCGACGCGCCCTCGCTCGCGCGAAAACGTGAGCAAATATGGGCGTGCGCGCCGCATTCGCAACGCGGAGGTCGCGAGTTCGAGCCTCGCGTCGTCCACCACAATAAATCAATGAATTCCGGCACGAATCGCGTAATTCGGGATCAGCGCGACCGTCGCTCGACCGCCGCTAAACACCGCGTTTCGCCACGAAACGATGATTCCCATTCACGCTCCACTCACGATTTTCCGACGCGCTGATCCATGACGGTTGTCAGCATCTCGAAGCCGCATGTCTGGCGCGGCGCGCTCCTCGCCGCCGCCGTGCTCACGCTCGCGGCCGTGACGGGCTGTGGCGGCGTCGACAAGAAGAAGCTGGAGCCCTTGTACCGATCGGCGAAGGCCGTTGAGGCGAGCACGGGCGTCGGCGTGACGTACGCGCAGTTCGGGGCGCTGCTGCAACAGTTCAGCACGGAAGTCGCGATCGCGCGGGACAAGGCGTCCAACGACGCGGAGCGCCGCGTGGTGGACGACTACGCGAGGACGCTGCCGCTCTACCAGGACAGCGCCGCCCTGTGGGCGCTGAAGATCCGTCACGGGTCCCTGCTCAGCGACCTGGACGAGGTGACCGAGCTCGCGAACAAGCACGGGCTCCCGCGCGAGCGGACTGGAGTGATCGATGCGGACGCCGGCATCAAGGCCATCTGGGCCCAGGCCGCCGTCTGGATGGACGCGGGCAACGCGGACTATACGGGCGCGAAGACTGCGCGACCATGAGAAAGTGCCGCTTCTGCGCCGAAGAGATCCAGGACGCCGCCATCGTCTGCAAGCACTGCGGGCGCGATCTGATTCCAGGACGTGTGTCCGCCCCTCCGCAGCCGGTGACGCTGCCCGTTGCCGACGCGCCGCCCACGGCCCGCGCGAAAACGCGCTGGGGACGCATCGCGCTCATCGTCGGCGTGCTCTTGGCGCTCCCAGTCGTAATGCTCTACTGCGGCGAGGATCATCAACGGTTCCTGAAGTTCGCCGAGCAGCGCGACGCTTGGCATCGGCGATGTGACGTGTACGTCAATCGACCAGTCATCACACCGCAGGCGCAGACGTGCGCGGAAGAACTCAGGGCCATGACCGCGTACGCGAAACAGCAAGGGTGGTAGCCCTGGCACGCTCATCGCAGCAGAGGTGCATCTATGAGAACCCTGTTCCTGATCGCCAGTCTCTTGTGCACGGCATTGCCCGCGGCGGCACAGTCCCGGCTGTACACGAATGCGGACGTGCGGCAGACAACTGTCGCCTGGACGCGGACACCGACCGCCGAGGAGCTCCGCGGCCTCGAGGTGCGGCAGTTCGTCTACGTGCCGCCGGCGTCAGGACCCCGGACGGTGATCCTCCGGTCGGCGCCGGGCGATGGCCCGTTCGGGACGTTCGCCCCGAAAATCCCCGACAGGCGCCTGGACGGGTCCCTCTGGACGGATCCGCCGTGGGAGCAGCGGACCTACGTCGGCTACGGCTATCACGCCTACGGGCACGCCAGCCAGCGGACGGGGCCACGGGACGAGCGCCCACGAACGTCACGCTGATGCCTGAGACCCCCGACTTCGAACGGATCGCGCACCTAATCCATTTCGAGGCGACGGGCGAGACTCTCACCCTGGACGCGGATATCGCGCCCATCGTCGAGCAGCTCCGCCTGGTCTGGAACGCCCGCGGCGCTGCCGACGTCGCGACGATCGACGTGCTCTACGAGATCGCCCCGCCGACGATGAAGACGATCGACCGAGCGATCAGAACATTGGATCGCTACGGCGCGAGGAGGATCGCGTAGTACTGCCGGCAGATCGGGCAGCCCGTCACACGGCACCGGAGCGGGTTGTGCTTCAGCGCCGCCATCGCGTCCCACCGTTCGGGATCCGTCACGGCGGATCCGTCCCGCGCCGTTCCACGCTCGGGGGTCATGCCACGCGCCGCGTCAGGGGCAGCACGCGCCACCGGACGTAGATGTGGTCCGGTCTCGACTGGCTCCGCCAGTACCGGCGATCCCACCCCGCCCGATCCCGCCGGCCGTGAAACCGTTCCGTCAGGACGTCCTGGACCTCGAGGCGTTGCGCGGCCGTCATCTGCTCGACCGCCAGGTGGGGGTACGGATGCGCCGTGTCCGCGCGCCGGCGGTCGTCGCTCACGGCGTCAGCGGCGGCGGCGTGGCGTGCAGCGCCTCGGTGATCACGTTCGCGACCGCCGTGAGGTCGGGCGGCGGATACTCGCGCGCGCGGGCGGCCTGGACGCGCGCGAGCTCCAGCGCCCGTTCTTCGGACTTCGTCAACATGTTGACCATCGTCGCCAGTTGCTGCTCGAGCGACGCGATCTGGGTCTTATCCGCCGACGCTTTCGAGTTGCCCTGGGCTTCGATGGTCTTGGCGAGCGACACGACCGTCTCGGTCTTGTCGGCCGCGGTCTTCGCGTGGTCCTTGGCCTGGTAGGCCATGAACGCCGCCGCGATACTGCCGATCACCGACACCAGCATCGCGCCAAAGCCGCCGATGATCAGCAGAATATCCGACGTCGTGAGCTGCGGCATCCGTCACTCGTCCGGATGCAGCGCCATGTATTCGTCGGAGACCTTGATCGCCTCGATCATCTCGGGCGGCGTCATGTCGTCCTCGCGGATGTTCTTGAGCCAGTTCGAGGCGCCCTTGAAATCCGACCAGCGCCACAGGAGGTTGAGGTAGATCGCCTCGACGTTCTCGGCCATCTGCGCGTACCAGTCGTAGCCGTAGAGCTCGACGCCGGACTCGGCCCAGGTCGGCAGCATGACCGGCGGCGGCCACGGCGCATCGTCGGGATACTGGTCGGGCTTCCCGTCCTCGGGCGGCACCGGGACCGGCGCGGCGCCTTTGAGCACCAGCGGCCCGGGATACTCGAGATACGCGGCGGTCGGTTGCACCCAGTTCGTGATCGGCGTCCCGGGCGGCGGCGTCGCATAGACCGAATAGGCGAGCTTGATCAGCCGCCGGCCGTCGGGCTGGAGCTCGTCGGTCAGGTAGTCCGCGCCCGAGCCGTCGACACTGTCGAGCAGCGCATCGACGGCGACGCCGTGGAATTGCGTTTGCCCCGGCGACTTCGTGATGTAGCCGACGCGCGGGTCGAGGTACTGGTTGATGGTGTAGCCGGCGCGCACCGTGACCTGGCCCTTCGCGGCATCGCCCTGGTCGCCGGGCACATAGAGCGACTCGTAAAGCGCGAGCGTGTCCGCAAACACGGAACTGTAGTTCTGCATACGGGCCCTCAGATCATCCACGCCAGGACGACGAACGCCGCCCCGAGCCACTCGAGCCGCACCGGCAGCCCGGCCGGCGGTTTCGACGCGAGCACGAAACAGACGCACGCGAGGATCAACGCGAAGAGATGCGCCGTCAGCATGCCATCCCCCTTGCTACCGCTCCCACCGCACGACCGCGATCACGAGCACCAGCACGATCACGATGATCGCGAGGTTCTGAATCTGGTCGGTGTTCATCAGAACGCCCCGACCCCCCAGAGCTGGCGCACGAACGTGCGGAAGTCTTTCGGCGCCGCGAGCGCCTCGGCGCCGGTCCAGATGTGGCCGAGTTGCGTCAGGTCGGCGAAGGCGGTTTTCAGCGTCGCGACCTCCTGGTCGGTGTAGCCGAGCGCCACCAGGTCGGGGTTGGGCGTCGCCTCGAGGTACGTCTGCATCGTCAGCACGTTCTCGAACGCCGCCTGGAAGCCGCGCGCAATGTCGCCGGCGCGCGAGTCAATCTCGCCTTTCGTCACGGGTAACCCGACGGACATCGGAACCTCCTCAGTTCACTTCAAACGTGATCGTCCCGAAGACGCGCGTCGTGTTCGTCGCGTTCGCGAACGAGCCGCCGCCATACGCCTTGTAGTTGTCGACCGTGGTCGAGCCGGGGCCGGTGACGAGCGCAAAGCTACCGGCGTTCCCGCCGCCGGCGTCGTCATGCACGATCGGAAACAGCCCCGCCTTCGCCGCGGTAAACGGCCCGGGGATCGCCATGCGCAGTTGCGTCGGCGTGCCGGAGACCGACGTGGTTTGCAGGTACCACGACAAGGTCATCGTCCGGCCGGACAGCCGATACGCAAACGTCGTCACGTCGCCGGCGTCCACCGTCCACGATCCGACGTTGGACGTGAAGCTGCCGGCCGCATACGTCGGCGTGATCCACGCGCCTTGTTCGTGGTTCTGCAGCACCCAGGCGCCCCCGGCCGCGTCGTAGACATACTGCGCCCGGCCGGTCGACGGCGCGAGCGGCGTCGGCGCGGAACCCGCGATGTTGAACAACCGATTCGCGACCGACGAGCCCGCCGCCTGATGCGCCAGGAACACGGGGCCGCCGCCGACACTCTCGATGAACAGCACCTGGCCGTCGGTCCCGCCGGCCAGCCCCGTGATCGTCAGCGCCGCCGCATTGTTGCAGCGCAGCAGCCAACAGTCGGCGGTGAGCGCGAAATCGTTCACGGTCCCGGTGCTGGTCGTCGTCTGGATGATCGGCGCCCCGACCCCGGCGATCCGCGCTTTATTCCAGACCGTACCGACGAGATTGGAGCCGTCGTCATCGACTAAGGCCGTCCACGCGGTTCTGTTAAAGGCCATGCGGTCTAGTCCAGCAGCGCCGTCATCCGGCGCAGAATGCTCTCGAGTGATTGCCGCACCGTCGAGGCCATCACGGTAAATTTCGGCGGCGTCCCGGGCGCCGCGTCGATCTCGGTGATCGTCACGTCCTGGATCGTCAACGTCTGATTGATCGGCGGCGTGGTCAGGTTCACCACGATCGTCTTGCCGGACTTGGTTTTGACGTCGCGCGTGGCGTAGGTCACGGTGACGATCGGCCGGCTGTACATCTCGAGGTGCGCGTCGCACAGCGCATTGAGCGAGTCGAGCCCGCGGCGCTCGTCCGAGACGTAGTACTCGTAGATGCCGTCGCCGCCGTCGAGCAGCTTCTGCGCCGCCTGCGCCGGCAGGTCGTCGCGCTGCGTCCAGATGTTGACGACCGTGCCTTTCGGGATCGGGTAGTCAATCGACACGACGCCGGTCAGCGCCGGCACCGGGTCGAGATGTTCCCCGTACGCCATCGTGTTGATGATCGCGCCGGTGCCAGACGGCGGGATGCCGGTGAGCGTGTTGCCGGTGACGCCGGCATAGCGGATGAACTGCACGCCGTTCTGTACCCAGCCGCCGCTGGCGCTGAAGCCGCCGGCGTTCGCCGTCTCGATCGAGGTACTGCCGGCGTTGACCTTGCCGGTGCTCGTCGTCAGCCCCGACGTGTCACTCGTCGGCGCGTTGGCGCCGAGCGACGCATCGGCCAGGATGTCGACGTAGGGGCCGGTCGAGGTGTTGTTCGCGATCGTCGTCAGGAGCTTGAGTTGCGCGGCGCCAGCTGCCGTCCGGTAGACTTCGCGCGCCGTCGTGCCGGCCGGCCCCAGGCCGATGCCGCTGACCGAGGCGCCGCCGTAGTTCGCGGTGTTGGCGCCGGGCGGGTTGGGTTGCGCGGACAGCACGGCGTCGCTCATCGTGCCGACGAGAAAGCCGCTGCTGTGGTTGTTTTGAAAGTTGCCAGCGGTCGTCGAGGTTTCGAGATAGTACGTCGACCCATTGCCCAGCGTCCGGTAAATTTTGACGATCGTGCCTGGAGGGATGCCCGCCATGCTCGGCGTCGACAGCAGCAGCAATCCGGCGTAAACCGTGGCGGTCAGTCCGGAAGACGCCGGCCCCGCCGTGGTTTCATGCGTGCTATCGGTCGCCAGGGTGAGCAGCCACTTATAGACCTGCCCCGCGTTCATCCCGCCGGTCGCGGGCGGATTATCAATCACGGCCGGCGCCCCAGTCGGCGGGGCCAAGGCCGTCGTATCCGTCGTGATCGTCGCGGGCGGGCTCGGCAGGCTTTTGCCGCTGCCCGTCACGAAGACATAGGCGTATTGATGCACGCCCGAGTTGACGCTGCCGGCCACTGGCGTCAGGTACGGCGCCACCAGCGGCGCCGCCGAGGGGCCGACCACCGTCCCAGGCTTCCCGAGTTGGATCCCGGTGTAGCCGATGACGTCGGTGAGCACGATCGCCAGCCCGCCGGCCGGGTTGAACATCACGCTATTGACGAGCGGCAGGATCGTCTCGCCGATGGCGGCATCGATCACCGTCGCCTCGCCGTGGCCCTTGCCGTAGACGCGCGTCCGCAGCTGGGACAGGTCGGTGCTCGAGGCGATCGGCGGCGTGTTGAGAAACGAGTACGGCGCCAGCGGGTCCGGCGTGTCGGTCATCTCGGTGAGAAATAGGTGCAGCCCGAGATCCTCGACGTAGTAGTAGCCGCCAATCAGTTGCACGATCTGCCGCAGCGCCGACGAGAAGCCTTCGCTCCCGTCCAGGTTGATCGAGATGGCGGCGAGGCCGGCCTGGACCGCCGCCGCATTGAACCCCGGCGCATAGCTCGCGATCAGGGACTGCGCGATCTGCGTCGCGCTCGTCAGCGTCCAGGTGCCAAACGGGATCCGGCGGTTGAGGCGCGCGATGTCATCGATCGCGCTGCACGCCCACGCCGTTTGCCCCGGCAGCCCTTCATAGGTCAGCGCCACGGTCTGGAACGTCCCATTGAACAGCAGCCGCGGCGCGTCGCTGTTGATGGTGATCCGCAGCGACTGGCCGACGACCGGCGCCGTCCCGTCGACGGTCAGGCTGCAGGTATTCGGGTCATCGTTGAGCGCGTCGTGAATCGAAAACCCCTGGCGGCGCACGGCACAGTCCGCCCACGCGCCGTTGATCCAGATCCCGATGCGCGTCTTGCGGATCGGCACCAGCGCCGCCGGCAGATAGTTCAGCCGGAAGTTGTTGAGGCGCGCCGTGCCAAGAACCGCAGGCTGCAGCGGCATCAGAGGCCCAACTGCTTGCCGCGCTTAATCTGCTGCATGATCTCGCCGCTGATGCGCCGCGCCAGGCCGGCTTCGGTATCGACGATCTGGAACGTGTTATAGATCGCCACGCCGCCGGCGCCGGCCGGGATGACGTCCGAGCCGCGCGGCAGGTTGACGAGCTCGGGGCCGCGCTCGCCGACCATCGCCCAGCCGCCGCCGAAGTTTTCCACGCCGCCGGCGAACCCTGGCACCCGCGGCCCCTTCTGCGCGAACAGCGGATCGTTGGCATTGATCGGCAGCCCCCACCGCATCAGGAAGTCGATCTGCGCCGCCTGCGCCAGCGAGTAGCCATCGTGCAGCCAGACGCGGATGCCTTCCGGCACCGCGGCCCGGCCCGACTCGCTCGAGAGGTCGTACTGCGTCGAGTTCCCCATCGCGCGGTTCGCCGCTTTGAGCTTCTCGATCGCCGCCGCGGCGTCCTCGGTGTCCTTGCGAAGTTTTGCGGCCGCCGCGGCTTCCTTCTCGTACGCCTTCGCGGTCGCCTCGGCCGACGCCGTCAGCTGGTCGTGCGCCGCCGCCGCGTCCTTCGTCGCCTGCGCGTCGTCTTTCAGACTGCTGGCGATCGCTTTGACCTGGGCATCGGTCAGGGCATAGGCCTCGGCGAGCGTCTTCTGCGACACACCGGCCTGCAGGTAGTACTTGACCGCCTCGACCACCGTCCCGCTGATCGTGTCGAGCGTCCCCTGCCAGCCCTGGCCGGCCGAGTTCAGTTCGACCATCGCGGCGTCGAACGCCTTCGTGGCGTCGATCTGCTGCTGCACTTCTTTCAGCTTCCGCGTGTTGCTGGCGTGGATCGCGTCGGCGGCGTCCTTCTCGGCCTTCGCCGCGTCGCGCGTCGCCTCGGCGGCGTTGCGTTGTTCCCGCGTGAAGAACTGCAGCGCCTCGACGCTGACGCCGTAGCGGGCACTGAGCGTCTGCAGCGAGAAGTTGTGCGAGTCGAGATCCTTCGTCAGCTGGTCGAGGTCGGGGATCAGCTTGAGCTCGTCGGCCCAGGCTTTCGTGGCGATCGCGGATTCGACCGCCTGCGAGCGGTAGCGCGCCGTCCCTTTCTCGAGGCGCAGGAGCTCGTCGTCGATGGCGCCGGCGGCCTGCTCCCATGCCGAGGGCAGCCCGAGGATCGCCTGCCAGGTTTCCTCGACCGCCCGGTCGAGGTCGAGAAAGCCGGCGATGGCGCGCCCGAATTCCCACCCGGCCATTGCGGCGCCGACGACCAGCCCCGCCGAGCCCATCAGGCCGAGTTGCGAGGCGCTCTGGCCGGCGCTCGACGCGATTTCGTCGATCGCCTTGCTCACCGGCGTAATGTTCACGCCGACCTGCTGCAGCAGGCTGTCGAACGCGCGCGTCTGTGTGACGAGCCCGCCCGTCGCCGTCGTGCTCGTATTCGCCGCCGTCGCCAGCTTTTGCAAGCCGGCCGGGACTTCGTAGCCGAGGCGGTGCATCTTGTCGGCGGCTTCGTTCGCCTTGTTGCCGACCACCTCGAGTTCCTTCGCCGTCAGCGCCGCGACGCCGCCGGCTTTCTCGACGGCGATGGTCAGCAGCGATGCCTCCTGGATCAACTTGCGACCCGAGAAGTTGTCGACCATCTGGTTGAGCTTTTTTTCGACCGTGCTCGCGCCCTTCCCGAAATCGACGAGCGCCACTTCGGCCTGGTCGATGGCCGTCAGGAAGTCCGAAAAGTCCGCGGTGAACGTGGCGTTAACGGCCATGCGGCGGCGCCTCGGCGAGGATCAGCTGATAGAGCGCCTCGACTTCCTCGGTCGAGCAGGCGCGCAGGTCGTCGAGCGTCCACGCCATATAGCGGCACATTACGAGCTCGTTCCGGAGGCGGTCGCGATCAACTGTTTTTTTTCCTCGGCGATCGCCTCCTCGTGCGCCTCGAGCGCGGCGCCGAGCTCGCGCGCCGTGTCGATGTCGAGGTTGTCGATCGCGGCGGGACTCACCGGCACCGGCGTCCCTTCGGCGTCGACGAACGACCATCCGACCAGATACGCGCCCATCCTGGCGCGGCCGATTTGCGTCGTGTCGAGTTGCGGGACCGCGCCGGCGCTGAACTGCGTCCGCATCCGCGCGAACATGGCGGTCTGCTCGCCGTACGAGAGCTCGCGCTTGACGTCGACCGACTCGCCGTCGGTGAGCGGCAGTCGGACGACTTTGGGTTGCACGAAGCGGCACCGGCTCATTCGGCCTCCGTCGGAATCGAGACGTGGCCGGTGAGCTCCTCACCCACGATCGCCACGTCGGTCAAGCGCCACTCGAACGGCCGCCCCGCGCGCGGGATGACCAGCGTCAGTGGTTTCTGCTGCAGCCGGTACGGATCGGTCGTGACGATCCGCCCGGTGAAGACGCCGGCGTCGAGCGACCAGCGGCCGAGCGTCGCCGCCAGGTGATACACCCACCGCACCTCGGCGACGGCGCCGGCGATGACTACAGGCGTCCCCAGCTCCCGTTGGCGGTGAATTTCCCGTCGATCGTGATCGCGCCCTTGACGTCGACCTCAATCGAGGCGGTGACCCACGCCGGCCCGTACCAGTACTTCGTCGGCACGTTCTTCGTCGGGTACAGGTACAGCTTCGTCCCGTCGACGGCATCGGCGGCCTGGAACAACTTGTCGTCCGCGGCATCGTAGAAGCCGCTCAGGCTGCCGCCCACGTTCTTCATGCCCAGGACCGACGTGCGGTTGGTGTCACAGAACGAGGTGGTGTCGATCTGCTCCGCTTCCATGTCCAGCGACCACTTGCTGAGGCAGATCACGGTCGCCACCGTCGACCCGCTCGTCGACATGTAGACGACTCCGTCCTTCCCGGCGTACTTCGGCATAGCCTGTCTCCTGTATCAGTGCTCGACAGTCCTCGAGCACGGTCGCCGCGCGCGCCGTCCACGTCGACGACGTGACGCACGCCGGGAGTTCTGCCGCGATCGTCGCCCGCGCGATCGGATGCGCCAGCCAGTACCGCACCTGATCGCCGGTGGTCTTCGGATCTTCGAGGATCGGGACGCGCGAGCCGAACACCTCGCCCACTTCGGCCCGCGCGTCGCTGAGATGAAAGCAGCCGCACGCCGCGAGCTCGTAGGCTCGGGGGTTCAGCGACTCGGCGCCGTCCGCGTGGCGGTAGAGGTTCAGCCCGATCGCCGCCTGGCGGTAGAGCGCCGCGGCCGTCGTGTTCGGGACGGTCTTCCCGTGGACGTGCCGGCGCAGCGGGGACCGCCGCGCGAGCGTCCAATGGCCGTAGAGGCCGAGATCGACGCCGGTCCAGTCGACGGCTTCGAGCCAGGCGACCCGCTCCGGAAAGCCCGAGCCGACGAAGACCACATCATGCGCCGCGACGTCGTCGTCCCCGGCCTGCGCGCCTGGCGCATGGCGCCGCGGATGCCAGGCATGCGGCAGGTAGCCGCACGACGCGCCGGCGGCCGCGAAGGCGTCGACCGAGGTCCGCTCGTTCGTCCAACTGCGATCGACCCGCGCGGCCATCTCGACTTCGCGCGCCAGGTCGTACGGCGACTCGGTGAAGAGCGCCGCCACGCGCAGGCCGGCCCGACGCATCAGGATCACGGCGTCCGGATGAAAGAACATCGCGCTGACCACCAGCACGACGTCGACCTGATGCCGGAGCGCGACCGCGATCGCGTCCGTGCTCGCCAGGTAGCAGACGTCGGCGGCGGTCGGCGGAATCAGGGTCGGGTCGCGTTTGCGGGCGCCGCGCCACGCCGTCCGCAGCCAGCTGTGCGCGCGCTCGATCCGGCCGTCGAGGCGGTAGCGGACGACCGTGGCGCCCTGCGCCTCGAGGCCCTCGCGCAGCCCGTCCTCGACGTCGGCCGTCGACCAGGAGGCGCCTGGATGCACCAGCAGGATCCTCACCGCGGTGTCCTCGCCGTCGCGTAGATGTCGCCGGCCGCGCGGTTGGTGGTCACGCGCACCTGGACGAACCCGGCGAGCCAACAGAGCAGGTCATTGGCCTCGACGTTGCGGTAGTACTCGCCGGGCCGCAGCGGGCCGCCGTCGACCGCCGAGTGCGGCGCCCGGCCCGCGCCGGCCGCGGTGACGATGAGCAAGCCCCCCGGCTGCAGCATCGCGCCCGCGTTCGCGACGATGGCCGGCGCCGTGAGGGCGTGCTCGAGCACCTCGCAGCAGACGACGCAGGCGGGGGGCTGCGGCGGCGCATAGGTGGCGGCATCGGCGACGATGTCGACGCCAGGCCCGGGTTCCATGTCGACGCTGACGTACGGCGCCCAGAACAGCGACCGGATCGAGCCGTTGACGTCGCGGCCGCCGAGCTCGACAACCGGCCCGGGCGGCACCTGGCCGGCGCTGACGATGGCGGCGACGAAGCGGTACGCGGCGGGATGCATCAGACCGGCTCCGCCAGGACTTCGTAGAGGCCGCCGCTGTGCTGCCACTGGACGGCGGCGTCGGCCGGATCCGGATCGGCGTACTTGACCCGCTCGACCCGCTGCACCTGCATCAGGTGATACCCGGTCGCGGTCGTCAGGGCCTCGAGCACGGTGCGGATCCGCGCCGCCGCGGCGTCCACGTTCGCGGTCGTCGTTTCTTTCCGGACCGCCTTGACCAGATAGGTCGGCTTTTCGTACGCCTCGCGGCCCTGTTCGTAGACATCCTCGGTCGTCGGCAGGGACACGATGACAAACCGCGTCGCGCCCTCCGGCGCCGCCTGCCACCAGGCGCCATCGGGACAGAGCGCGACGAGCGTCGCATCCCCGAGCGCCGCCAGGATCGCCGCGTCGAGCGCGCTCGATTCACTCATGACTGACTGACCTCAAAGCCGGCCGCCCGCACGAGCTCGACGAGCTGCGCCGTCATCTGCCGCCGCTCACGGGCGGCGATGCTGATCAGGCCGTGCCCCGTCGCCGCGGGCATCGCGCCGCGGTTGAAGCCCGCCGCCGTGCGCCGGACCTGTGTCCCGTACTCCCACCAGGCCGCCTCTTTCGCGCGACTGCGGACCGTGGCGGTCGTCGTCGTGACGCTGTCGGACGTCGTGACCGTGACGCCGTCGCGCAGGGCGCCCGTCGCGCCCCGCGGGTAGACGCTGCGCAGGGTCGCCGCCGTGGCCGTCGCGGCGCCGTGCACGATGTCCCGCGCCTGGCGATTGAGGTCCGCCGGCAGTTGCTTCAAGGCGTTCCGGAGCTCGTTGTTGCCCTGGAGCAGGACGCGCACGCTCACGACAGCACCTCTTCGCAGGCGCAGACGAGTTGCACGTGCCGCTCGGCCGGATCGCTCAGGCTCGAGACCGTGAACCGGCGATCCGTCGCGCCGTCGTGAAAGACGATCGCGCTCTTGACCGTGACGCCGGGCACGTAGGGGATGGTGACGAGATGGGAGGCCGCCGCCTGCACCGCGCCGCCGATCACCTGTTCCATCTGCTGCACCGTCGCCGGCACGATCTCGCCGTAGACGTCGGCGAGGGTCGTCGGCGTCGACGTCCAGCCGCCGCGGCCGTCGGGCACATTCGCGCCGGGCGTCTGCACCGTCAGGCGATGGCGCCGGAGCCCCGCGCTGATCATGCGGACACCGGATCGTGATACGCGCGCAGGAGCTCCCGCACGGGTGTGGCGAGCTCCTCGCCGGCCTGCCGCGGCGGTCCCTGCGGGTCATCCCCGCGGAACCGGTCCATCTCGGCGGTCTGAATCAGGATCGCGGCCACGACGACGAGCGGCACCGTCCCGGCGTCCCAACTGTCAACGAGCGCCTTCGCGCGGGCCGACGTCGAGCACCACTGGACCACCTGCGCCTCGGCCTGATCGACCAACGCCTGCAGGTCGACGTCGTCGGACGTGGTGGGCAGCCGCAATCGCCGTTTGGCCTGGTCGAGGGTCAGGAAGGTCGCCACGGCTTATCGCCGCCTCGTGTCGTCGTACACCTGCTGCCAGTCGCGGCCGGCGGGCCCGGGCGGGCCGTCCTTCCCATCCTTGCCATCGCGGCCGCGCTTCACCTTCAGCGTCCAGGCCTTCGACCCTTCGCCCGGCTTCGTCGTGGTCGTCGTCTGGCAGTGCCACTCCGAGCCGCTCCAGGTCACCCCGTCGCCAGGCTCATACGTGCGGCCCTCGGTCCAGACGCCGCGGTAGAGGTCGAGCGCGAACCGCGCCGTCCCGATCTCCTTCACGCACTCCCCATGCGCCGCGGTGATCGTGAACGAGCGCTCGTCGCGTTGCTCGACACCGAGCCCTTCGAACCCGACACCGTCCACCCCGTCACGGCCCGGGGGCCCGGGCGGGCCTGGCACCGGTGCACGCGTCTCGAGCACGGCGAGCCGCTCGCGCAGCGCGCTGATCGGCGCCACGCCCTCGACGGCCGCGGCGAGCTGCGTTTCCGCCACCATCAGGCGCCCACTGAGCGCGGCGATCTCGGCCGCCGCCTGGGCGCAGACGTCGCGCACGAAGTCGCGCACGACGGGCGCGATCCCCTCGACGACGGCGGCGACGTCGTCCTCAGTCATGCCGCCTTCAAGGCTTTCGCGAGCAAATGGCGCACGCTGGCGGCGACCTGGCCGGGCGGCAGCTGCCCCGCCGCCGGCGCGGCCGCCGGGGCAGGCTTCGGCTTCGCAAAGGGATGATCGGCATCCCGCTGCGCGAGCGCCTCGAGCGAGAACATCTGCTGCTGCATGTACGGCGTATGGCCCCCGGTGACGGGGCCGAGGCCGAAGTACTTCCGGCGCGCTTCGTCGGGCGACATGCCGCCCGAGCCGATCGAGTCGGCCGCGGCCTTCGTC